GCTTGATTGTAGTGTGGCGGACTATTGACAAGATCTATTCCCCCGTATGCTTCTTTACCAGCATTCTCTAGTTGTTCCATGAGCCTCATGTAATCTTCGTGTCTCATCTGCTTTTTCCACTCTTTTTCCATTGATGCAACTAGGTTTCCAGCTAATTTTACCGCCTCATTTTTGTCTCTTGTTCGAAGAGATTTTCGAATGTACTTTGTGCCGTACTGTTCTATCAACTGAGTTGGTACACGTTTATGTAGATGAAATATTCCACGTCTTTTAATTAGATACGGTGTATCATTATTTTTTTTTGATTTCAACGATTATCTCCATCTCCAGACAACTTACCACGTTCCTTGCGGCTTTGCAACTTCTTTAGGTTGTCTTCTGCTATAGTCTGCAAGTCGGTTTCAAGAACCTCTGCCATAGCCGCAACGTACCACAAGACATCCCCAAGTTCGGCACGAAGATCGCCTATCTTTACGGGCAACTCTTCGGGAGTATATCCATCACGCACAAACTTCTTTACCTTGTTTGCAATTTCGCCAGCTTCTCCAGCCAAACCTAACGCTGTATAGGTGTAACCATCCGAAGATGAAAATATGGCTGTGCTCATAGCTTGTTTTTGGTATTCATTTAATTTCATTGTTCTGTACCAAAGTCTACTCTAATCACATTGTCTTCAACTGATTTGATAAGCTTGGGATCTTCGACCTCTGCCTCATCAAGCATCTCTTGTCCTGCCAGACGAAACTTAACAGACGCTACGCCTTGATCGTACAGTTCATCTGTATGAAGTCGTATCATATCAATTGCGCCTTCCTGTATCAACATAGCAGGGTTGAAATCGTCATCGTCATCGTATGTATTACCTGTCGTATCGTATGCTGACAGAGTAAATTCCCCGTTACCCGTCGGTCTTAGTATGATGTAATACCTGTCTGGTAATAGGGATGCTGCTTCCATAGCCTGATTAAATTCGTCGTTGTCGCTCATTTTTTATACCAATCTGTGGGTATCGCACCTTCTGCCCACTCAAATTTATAACGTTCACACCATGCAGCATACGTCGTCTTACTACCTTTGTAAATCTTATTCGACGCTCTTAGGAACACAAATCGTATGTCCAACTCAGGGTGCTGTCTCTTTACAAGCAGCATTTTTACCCTGTCATCTTTGGTCAGGTGTCCCTTTGCTTCAACGTATATGTCGCTTTCAGGAAGATAAAAATCTGGTGTATAGTTACGGGGTTCAGGAATATACTGGAATTTAGAATTTTCATATTCAAAAGGAACTTTGTTATCCGTAAGTATCCTAGCTAAATTAAGTTCGAACTGTGATCTGTATCCCGCTTTTTTCAAAACTCTAATCCTATCGACTGAAATCTTTTTATCAAGTACCCTGCCAGTTTTGGGGATAGTCTTTCGATGTTGGTAAGTTCTGTTGTTAAAGGGTGCATCGGCACACATACATAAGCCCCGCTAAACGCTGTTCTACTAATTTTCTGTAATTCTTCTTCTACAGTTCGCATGTCTCGCACTTCAGTTTCTGCTTGAAGAGATCCATCTTTGCTGTAGTTATTTACAAGAGTGAGGGGTAGCCCATTTTCATGCAAGCGCATCTGGGCTACCCGACGTTCTCCCCCAGACTTGGAAGCCGACTCGATGTAGATATGATGCAAGCTTTTGTTCATGCTCATCAGATCCACCTCATAGTTTTTAACAAACAAGTACGGCATCACACGTCTTTCTTCTTCAGGCTAGAATACCACACTTGTGGTGGATTCTTAGCTCGTGACGTAACACGGTCGTGCAAGATCGCATTAGGCCAGCAATGGTGTCTGTAACCACACAGATTACACTCTTTAGGCAGTAGTTTGTTTCCAGTCTCTACAATCTCGCCACCCTTCTTGTACGTTTCAGGCACAGCCTTGTACGGCTTGAATGGCTTTACGTCTGGGTTGTTAAGAAACTTGATACGCTCTGCTGCATCCTTCAGGTATGCTTCTTTGTCATCTTGTGACCAGTCTGGAACCTCAACAATAGCTACCTGACCGTTGGATTTGTTAACGACAATCCATCCGCCAAACGGCATGTCGGTTGCTTCGGCATACAAGAATCCCTGCATAAGATAGCCAAAGGGGTCATCTTCCTTTAGCTTTTCATACCCGCCTAGTCCTGTAAACTTGTAATTGAATGCCCAATCACTGGCTGACTTGACATCCCAAACTTTTTCAACGCCCATCTCATCACGGATGATAACGTCAAGAGTTCCCTTTACAACCTCATCACCAATCTTCAATTCAACAGCACGTTGATAGTCAACGATGTCTACCCCCGCCTCTTTCATAATTAGCATGATGATAGATTCGGTTAGATCGCCAAACATAAACCTGAACAGGGTATTGTATTCCATCTCTTCCTTGATGCCCTGCTTATCCAATACCTGTTGGCAAAGAGGACGACCCAAGCCCGACATACGAATACGGTAATCACCACGTTCAGTTGTAAGTTGTTTAACTACAGAGTCGCTGCATTCTTTTTGAAATGCAGAAAGAGTCTCAGGGGAGACAGTAGTTTCCCCCCTGAGAGCCTTAGTCATGTAGTCTTGTATTTTAAGCAGCGTTAGCATCTTCGAAGTCCGCCGCCAGATCGATGTCGTCATCGTCAGCAAGAAGCTTAACAGCCTCACGATGCTGATTCATAACGTTCTCATTGTGACCCTTTACAGTCTCTGCAAACAAGCCCATGAGTTCCTTGTCCTGATCTGTGATATCGACTTCCTTCTCCAATGCTGGTACAGGAGTCCAGAAAGTTACGCTACCATTTTTATGGCGGTGTGTAGTAAGGGAGATTTCACACTTCTGCATAAGCTTCTTCTGCTTAGACAAGCCGCCGATAAAATCGCTAATGGGTTTGAAACCGGAACGCTTGAAGTACGCAACCATTGGCTGGTCTTCAATCTTCACGTCGGTTCCGTCCGCTGTCTTGAAGTCACCAGATATCTTACCATAAAGAACCTGATTACAAACAACGGCACGAGAGTTTAGGTAGGCAATGTCGTCTTTTGGCAGACGATCTTCTTCTTCACGGGTCAAGCGACCACACTTGTTGCCACCAGTTGTGTCTGGGAACATACCCGAAAGCGTCGGTTTCTGTACCGACTTAGATGAAAACGTACCGCTTTCCTGATCCCACACGCTGTACTCAAAGGTACGCAAGATAGGGCGGAATGTAACCTTTTCGGCGTAGATAAACCGACCATCTAGGTACATCTTCCAAGCACCACGAGGCAAGGTCTGACCATCTTCAGTCTCTGCATCGTAGTTAATATTAATGCGGGGCAAACCGACCTGACGGTTGCTGTTACCGCCTTGACCGCTTGCTTCCATTAGGGCTTCAGCATCGTCATTATTAAATGCTGAAACAATTGCGTCCATATCGTCAATATTCATTACGTCTGTCCCTGTATCCATGATAGATCATGCTCCTTTTTCTAGGGTTGTAGATAGATATTACAGTTCTATTTCTTCTGAGTCAAGCCAATTTTTGCCTATTTTTAATTCTATTCCGACAGGCATGTCATCCTCGACACCGTACCGATTAACTGTTTCTTCAGGTAAACTCTGCATAGCATAGGCTAATAGGTTGATGCAAGCCTCTTTTTCGTCTGGGTGTACATCCAATACAATCGAATCGTGCACGGTGTTGCAGATTACAGAATTTAATTTTCTTGATCGCATCATCTTATCTAGGCGAACCAATGCGGCTGGCAGCAAGTCGGCTGTTGCAAATCCCTGTACTGGATAGTTACAGATAGCCGTACGATTTGTAGCTGTACCCCACTCAGTCCAACGGGCTGACGGGAAAGCGTACTGTCTACCGCTTGGCAATGTTATAACTTTTGTTCTAACTGCTTCTTTCTGCAATTCCTTGTGCCATTCAGTAACGCCCTCATACTTTTCTTTAAACGCACGATAATAGCGTTGCTGGTTTTCTGTACCACTGACACCGCCATACAAAGGTTTGAACGTGTGCGCCTTTGCTTCTTGACGTGTGCATCCGATAACACTTGCAGTATAGCTGTGAACATCTGTACCATCCTTCACATCGATGTAGGCTTGTCCGTCTTTAGACAGGAAACCAGCCACCCTGAACTCTAGTTGCGAGTAATCCCCTTCAAGTATAAAACCGCCCGTGAAGCGGCTCTCGACAACCTTCCGTATAGCGAAGGTACTTCCACGCGGCATATTCTGAAAGTTAGGATTTCTAGACGAAAGACGACCCGTCGCCGTAATACACTGCATAAATTCTGGATGGATGAAACTATTCGCGTCAACATTATTTTTCATTCCTTCTACAAAAGTTGACAGGTAAGTACGCAAAGCACTGTAGCGCACATAGGCTACAACGAACTCGTGAGCATCACCAGACAAGTCGGTTTGTCGGTTTTCCAATGTGACCTTGTCGGTCTTGAACCCTGCAGATGCCGTATCCATTGGGTCACGAGGTATCAGCTTGAATCCGGCTACTTCCCGTGTAGGTATGTAAAGAACACCAGCCCCGTCACACCGCCGACAGACACGAACAGCCTTTCCTATCGTACCATCCTTCTTGCGTGGATGAAACCGACCTTCACCCTTACACTCATCACACTGCTGACCCCGTGTCTTGTACACAACCTCAGTCATGTTCTTTACGGCAGACTTGAACTCGCCGCGCTTCATCCGTGTACGCATCTTAGGCTTCATTGTGTTGCCGCGCATCTCGTGTCCCAAGTTGAACACACGCGACCATGCCTTCTTATCTTTAACACGCCGCGAATAGAGCAACACGCTTCTGTCATCGGGGCTAGACAGGTTGACAGGGGTGTCACCCATAGCATCCCGTGCAAGGCGTTCTAGGCGAACCTCAAGTTCGTCCATCTCCTGCTGATATTCCTGTCGGATATCTTCTAGTGTATCTAAATTAATCTTCAAACCATTCTGCTCCATACGAGCCAGAACGTCTGTCATCTCAAGCGACAGTCTTAATGTCGGTAGCAAAGTCCGTTGCATTGTATAGTTCCTCAAAGGTAGTGCCAAAGGCTTCAAGCTGTTTAACTGCAATTTCTTCTGTAGCAAGTACGTCAGCTTTACCGTACTCTTCTACTATCTCCCACGGTATATCGTAGAATGTCTTACCGCTTTTAAGATACGGCTCAACAAGGTCTTTCTCCTTGCGGGTAACGTCATACTTTTCTGCAAGAGCAGCAAGTCCAAGAGGCCAACGCTGGGCTTTCGATAAAATATATTCCGCCACCATCGTATCATAGATGTCACCGTCGTAAATAAACCCACACTCCCGTATCCAAGATAAATCAAACTTTATGTTTTGTCCCACAACTACATCGGCTTCGTCAAGTGCATCTTGAAACAATTCAGGAGCAAAGTCGTGAGCTTGCCTATCTGCGTGGTAGTAGCAGTGATAGTGTATGTATGGCGATGTTAGTCTCTTGTAACCTATGGATACGAGTCGGTTTCCGAAGTATGGCAGGGCAGTAGTGCCGCCACTATCTTTGTGGATGTGGGTTGTTTCCACGTCGAAGGTCAGGATGTTCATTCGTCTTCTTTCCTTTGCTTATCACTATGTATATGATGGCAGTTCGCACATAGTATACGACACTTTCTAAGTTCTTGAATTAATGTAGATAAATTAAAATGCCGCATGTTAGATATAGAGTTTACTTTAGTTGACCTATCTATGTGATCGAATTGCAATGCAGTAGCATCCGCATTGTAACCGCACATCTCACAGCCCTTGTTGCGCTTGTATATATCAAGCCACCGCCCCCTGCTTTCACGCAGTCTACGATTACGCAATGTATTTCTGTGTACCATCAGTAATAT